CAGGTGGAGGTTTATTACTACAATTAGATTTACAATATTGGCCAGGACAATTTACATCTATTGGAATGCAACCAGGAATAAGTGGAGACATTATAAATGCAAATAGATCGGCATATACAGGAACTGGAAACGTAACAATAGTAATATCATGACATACGCAGAATTAGTACAAAAAATTAGAGATTATACAGAAGTAGGTTCTGAAGTTTTAACTACAACTATTGTAGATGGATTTATTAGAGACGCTGAACTTAAAATATTTAGAGAAACAGATGCAGACTACGCGCGCGAGTATGCGACTTCTACATTTACAGCTAACAATAAATTCGTTGCATTACCAAATGCCTCAGGATCATCAGGTGCAAATACATCAAGAAGAGCTTTAGTTGTTCGTTCCGTAGTAGTTACAAATAGTTCTAGTATTCAAGTATCTTTAGAACCAAGAGATGATACATTTATTACTGAATTTAATAGTGCAGGGACTACAGGATTTCCTAAATATTATTCAATGTTTAGAGAAAATTCTATTCAAGTAGCTCCGACCCCTAATTCAGCTTTTGTTGTTGCTTTAGATTATATTTATACACCAGATGGATTAAGTGTTACAAATACTGAAACATATGTAAGCTTAAATGCTCAAGAACTATTATTATATGCTTGTTTAGTAGAAGCTTTTGCTTATTTAAAAGGACCTATAGATATGTACAAACTCTATCAAGACAAGTATAATACAGCATTACAAGGATTTGCGTTAGAACAAACAGGTAGAAGACGCAGAGACGAATTTCAGGATGGAACGTTACGAATCAAAGTACCGTCACCCTCCCCATAACAACTATAAGGAGTACAATATATGGCAATAACACAAGCAGTGTGCAACAGCTTTAAAGCAGAGCTTTTAGGTGCAGTGCACGATTTCGATTCAGGTAACGCACAAGTTTTTAAACTAGCATTATATACATCAGCAGCTAACTTATCAGCAGGTACTACAGCTTATACAGTTACTGGAGAAGTTCCAAACACAGGACAGTATGTAGCAACTGGTTCAGCATTACAAAGTAAACAAGTTTCATTAGATACAGCAACAGCAATAGTAACTTTTGCTGATTTATCTTTTACAGGAGTTACATTAACTGCAAGAGGAGCAGTGATTTATAATTCATCAGCTTCTAACGCAGCAGTTTGTGTATTAGATTTTGGAGCTGATAAAACTGCAACATCAGGAACATTTACAATTCAATTTCCAGCATTTACAGCAGCAGCAGCTATATTAAGAATAGCTTAAGGAGAATCGCATGTCGGCTCCCTGGGGATCAGGTGTTTGGAATCGCGGTTTCTGGGGGCTAGGCAATCAAAGTGTAACTGTTACTTTTGGAGCTTGGGGACAATCAAGTTGGGGTAATGGTACTTGGGGCGTAGGTAATGTAGGCCTTGAACTTTCATCTAATTTAAATTCAATATCAATAAAAATTGATAATGATGTTGCAATAACTGGTCAACAATTAAATTCTACAGTTAACACACTTACAATTACTGGTGATTCTAATTTAAATTTATCTACAAATTTATTACAAATTAGTTTAGGTGATGAAGTATTAAGTGGAGGTTCTATTGTTTCGCTTACAGCTTTAGATTCATTAAACACGACACTCGGAGCTTACTCAATTACTGCAAATGGTAATACATCTGAAATAGTTGTTGGAGATTCAATGACTGCTGTAGTAAACACTGTAACAGCAGATGCAGGAGCTTCATTTATTGTAAGTGGTAATGCTTTAAGTATTGCTATTGGAGATGAGTCTTTAACAGGAAATGGAACTGTTACATTATCAACAAATATATTAAATACAACTTCAGGCACAATTAGTGGAGATGTAGCAACTGTAGTTTTAACAGGGTCTAGTGTTTTAACAACTTCAGGAACTGTAACATTTACTATAGATGGATCTGTTGCGGTTACAGGCATAAATATGACAACTTCTACAGGCCGTTTATTTATCACAGCTTGGGCCGTGGTTGATATAGGAGTAACTAATAGTTGGAGTGTTGTTGACATAGCAGCTTAATGAAACTAAAATTGATAAATATTACATTAAAATAAGGAAATTTCATGGCCTCATCGTATTCTACAGACCTCAAAATTGAGTTAATGGTCACTGGTGAAAAGGATAACCAGTGGGGAGATATAACAAATACAAATTTAAATTTAGTACAACAAGCCATCGCTGGTTTTGAATCAATAGCTATCACGTCTACTAATACAACTTTATTAATGACGGATGGTACACTTTCAAATGCTAGAAATGCTGTCCTAAGATTTACAGGTGCAATTACTGCAAACTGTACAGTTTTCGTGGCTTCAGGAATTGAAAAAACATACACTTTAGAAAACGCAACATCAGGTGCATTTACCCTTGCTTTAAATCAAGTGGGTGGAGCTTCAGTAATATTTGCAGCAGCTGATAAAACAAATAAACTTGTTTATTTAAATGGAACAGATGTAGTAGATTTAGCATTAGTAAATCTTACAGCACCTCAAACATTAACTAATAAAACTTTAACAACTCCAGTTATAGCACAAATTAATGATACTAACGGAAATGAAGAAGTAAAATTTACAACAACTGCATCAGCAGTAAATGAATTAACAGTTGCAAATGCAGCAACGGGTAGTGGCCCTGAAATTTCAGCAACAGGTGGAGACACTAACATTGATCTTAAACTTACACCTAAAGGTTCAGGTAAATTAAATTTAGATGGAATTAAATTTCCTAATGCAGATGGAACAGCAAATCAAGTATTAACTACAGATGGTGCAGGTGCATTATCTTTTGCAACCGTATCAGGTGGTGCAGCATGGCAAGCGGTTAAAACTACAAACTTTAACGTAACTGCAAAAGAAGGATATTTTGTAAATACAACAACAGCTGCTATTACAGCAACATTACCAGCATCACCAACGTTAGGTGATTTTGTACAATTTATAGATTACGCAGGAACATTTGATACTAACAATTTAACTATTGCAAGAAATGGTAAAAACATTCAAGGCGATGCAACAGATTTAACAGTGTCAGTTGAAAGAGCTGGTTTGACTTTAGTATTTACCGACAACACTCAAGGCTGGCTATTAGAGACTAAATAACCATGACTACTTATAAAGGTATAAATGGTTTTGCAGTTCAATCTGTAGCAACAGACCCATCTCCATTAGACGAAGGACAAGTTTGGTATAACAATGCTTCTTATGCTTTTAAACTAGCTGGATTAGGTACAGCTTCTTGGGCAAGTGGAGGAAATTTAAATACGGCAAGATTTTCACTTGCTGGTTCAGGTACTCAAACATCAGCATTAGCTTTTGGTGGTACTACATCTGGTGGAACACCAGGAAATATTCCAGGAGCTACAGAAAAATATGATGGAACTACTTGGACAAATACTGGTACTATGAATACTGGAAGATTTGGTTTAGCAGGTGCTGGAACTCAAACTGCTACTATAGCAGCTTCAGGAGGTACAAATGCAGGTAATCCAAATTCTCCTTCTACTGCGTCAGAATCATTTAATGGAACAAGTTGGACTAGTACACCGTCTATTAATACATCAAGAAGAAATTCTAGAGGTACTGGACTTCTAACAGCGGCTTTAATATTTGGTGGTCAAATAGATGGAGGTTCTCCTGATAAATCAGCAGCAACAGAATCGTGGAATGGATCTTCGTGGACAAGTGTTAATAGTTTAAACACTGCTAGAAGAGATCCAGGTGGGGCTGGACTTCAAACAGCAGCTTTAGCTTTCGGTGGAGCAGCTGCACCAGGAGTTACAGCAGTAACAGAATCATGGAATGGAACAAGTTGGACAAATTTACCTGCTGGAAATTTAAATACTGCAAGAGCTTATCTTGGAGGCTGTGGAACACAAACAGCTGCCATAGCTTTTGGTGGTACATCACCAGGAACAGCAACAGAATTATGGAATGGAACTAGTTGGACAACAACAACTCCTATGGCAACAGGAAGAGGTGATATGGCATCATCAGGAACACAAACAGCAGCTTTGGGAGCTGGCGGAGGCGGAGCATCCACAACAACTGAAGAATTTACAGGAGCCGCAGTTGCAACTAAAACAATAACAACTTCGTAATATACAATGATAATGAAAAATGATATAAACAACTTAATAAGGAGGAAACATGGCATATAAATACTGTGTAGCAGAATGTTGGGGAAAAGGATTTATCACTCACAGTGATTCATCTAAATACCAAGTTTCTGGGTTTCCAGGTAATGTTTGGCAGATACCAGCGAATAACCAAGATGCAAATCTTTGGGTTAATAAAGTAGCTGGATCTTTTAAAACAAAAGCAGAAGCGCAAGCTATAGTCGATGCAGAAGTTGCAAAAGCTCAAGCAGCGTGGGACGCTTTACCTGATGCTCAAAAACAAGCACCAATGAATAGACAACGACCAACTGCTATCGTTTTAGAATAAATTTTTTATGACTACTTACTACGGACTATATGGACAAAAAGTCCAGTATCTAGCAAGTGATCCAACTGACGTACAAATCGGTCAGGTTTGGTATAATTCTACGTCTGCAACTTTAAAAGTGAGACAAGATATTGCAACAAACGCTTGGGCGAGCGGCGGGAATTTAAATAATGCAAGAGATTTAAATGGACAAGTAGGTACTCAAACAGCATCATTAGCAATTGGACAAGCAGGTCCACCACCTTCAACAACTGTTGAATCTTATAATGGAACAAGTTGGACAACAGCTCCTAGTTTAGGTACAGCAAGATATACTGCAGCAGGCACAGGATCCCAAACAGCTGGTTTATTGTGTGGAGGATTAACTGGTCAACCAAGTATAGGAAATGAACAATCAGCAACTGAAAAATTTAATGGAACATCTTGGACAAGTTCTGGAAATTTAAATACTGCTAGATTTACGCTTTCCGCTGCAGGAAATACTAATACAGCTGTTATAGCTTTTGGAGGATTTACTGGTCCATCTGAAACAGCAGCGGCTGAAACTTTTAATGGAACAAGTTGGACAACAGTTAGTCCATTAGGTACAGCTAAAAGAGGAATGGGAGCAGCGGGAACTCAAACAGCGGCTTTAGGATTTGGTGGATATAATTCTCCATCACAAATTGCAGCTACAGAATTATGGAATGGAACAAGTTGGACATCAGGTGGAAATTTAAACACAGCTAGAAGATTTCTTGCAGGTGCAGGAACTCAAACAGCAGGTTTAGCTTCTGGTGGACAAACTCCAACAATAACAGGAGCAACAGAATTATACAACGGAACAAGTTGGACAAATAATCCAAATAGTATGAATACTGCAAGAAGAATTTTAGCTGGTGGGGGTACACAAACAGCTGGTTTAGCAATAGGTGGTTATGATGGACCATCAGTTTCAGCAGCCACAGAAGAATTCACAGGAACACAAACATTAAGTAGAACAGTAACGGTATCATAATGGTAGCATACACAGGAATACAAGGACAGAATATTTTAATAGTAAGCTCGGATCCAGCAAATCCGACTGAAGGTCAGATTTGGTATAATTCAACAAGCAATCTTTTAAAAGGTTATGCATTAGTTGCTTCAAGTTGGGCATCAGGAGGAAATTTAAATACTTCTAGATTTGCTTTGGCTGGTGCAGGTACGCAAACAGCTAATTTAGTTTTCGGTGGACAAACAGGAAATCCACAAGCAAGTAGAGTTGCATCTACAGAATCTTATAATGGTTCGTCATGGACTTCAGTTAATTCATTAGCAACTGCTAGAAGACAAATAGGTCCCTTTGGAACTCAAACTGCAGCATTAGGAGCAGGTGGATATACTACAAATGAAGCAACTCCAGTTGAATCTTGGAATGGAACAAGTTGGACAGCTTCTACAAGTATACCATCAGGTAATAGAGCAGCAGGAACTGCAGGAACTCAAACAGCAGGAATATATTTTGGAGGAGAACCAGGAGGTGGTCCAGTAACAACTACATTATCTTGGAATGGTTCTACTTGGACACCAGTAAATTCTATGAATACGGCAAGAGCTGCTTTAGGTGGAACTGGCACTCAAACGGCTGCTTTAGCGTTTGGTGGTAATTCATCACCTCAAGGAATAACAGAATTGTGGAACGGAACAAGTTGGACAACTTCTCCAAATTCATTAAATACAGCAAGAGCTAGTTTAGTAGGTGGACAATCAGGAACTCAAACAGCAGCATTAGCTTTTGGAGGTTCGGTAGGTCCTGCAAGTTCTAGTGCTACGGAATCTTGGAATGGTAGTTCTTGGACAACTGTTACTTCAATGACAACTGCAAGACAATCTTTAGCTCATGGAGGAACGTCAACAGCAGCATTAGGATCTGGTGGATATATAGGAGCTGGATCAGGTACAACTGCAACAGAAGAATTTACAGGTGATGCTTTAACAACAAGAACAATAACAACTTCTTAACACTTTACATTTAATCTAACATAGCTTATATACATCTCATGACAGAGAAGAGAGATATAAAAGAGCTTATACAACAAGAAGAAACACACCTTAATAATCTACTTGAACCAAATGATTTAAAATCATTTAAAGGAATGGTGGATGAGTTAAGAGACACGTGGACTAAAAAACAAATATTTAGAACAGAAACAGAAGCTAGAATTTCTGTGCTTCAAGATAATCGTTATCCAAATAATGCTTCTAAATACTGGCAATGTGTTAGAGAACAAAGTGTATTTTTAGAAAATTTAATGTCATTATCTTTTGATTACAGACGTAATGAAGCAAAGATTAAATGGTTAACTAAAAAAGTAGAAACTGAAACAGATGAATATAAATTAGAAAATTATAAAATAGATTTAGATGAAAAAATATATTCTAAAGCTAATATGGAAGCAGTTGCAAAAGATAGAATGAGAGAAATTAATATGTGGTCTAAATTAAAGTTAGAATTTAATGATGGAACATTTAATGATAAAAATGTAAATGAACATCAATTAGAAACATATCATCAAGTATATTTAAACAAGGCAAAAACATTAACTTCAGGTTCATCTCAACCAGAAGTATTTAATGTGGTAGGTCAATTAGAAACTATTGAAAGAGTTAAGAAATCTGGCGAATTGAAATACGATAAGAAAGAATCTATTACTTATGGAAAGCAAAACTCATAAGAAGATCTTCTTCTTATTAGCTCTTCCAAGATCAGGTAACACCTTATTTGGTTCTATCATGAATCAAAATCCAGACATCGCAGTCACAGCCAATTCTATTACATTAGAAATAATGAAAGATGTATTTCTTCTTAAAGAAACAGATGTATTTCAAAATTACCCAGATCATAAATCATTAGATAACGTATTGTCTTCTGTTTATCAAAACTATTATAAAGATTGGAATTATAAGTATATCATTGATCGCGGTCCTGTAACTACACCAGGAAATCTTACACTAATGAAACAACATTTAGGGCAACCGATAAAATGTATTATTATTTGGAGAGATCTATTAGATGTTTTAGCATCTTATATTAAATGGTTTGAAACAGAACCTTCTGCATTTCCTAATAAATATGGCAAGAAAACAATAGAAGAAAAGCTTTGGATGCTTATGAATTCTGAAGGAGGAATTGCTAAAGAGTTAATTGCAATACAAAATGCATTACTTCCTGAAAATAAACATATGTGTCATTTTCTTAAATATGATGAATTAGTAAATGATACGGAAAACCAAATTAATAAGATATATGACTTTTTAGAAATACCTAGATTTAATCATAACTTAAAATCCTTGAATCAATTTAAAGTTAATGGTATAGGTTATGACGATAAAGTGGTTGGAAATAGAATGCATACTATTAGAGAAGAGATTAGAAAGGAAGCAAATCCTTACAGAGCAATGATACCTGAAAGTATCACGCGCGCGTACGGACATATTGTATTATGAAAATTTTAATATTTGGATTACCAGGATCTGGCAAAACTACATTTGCAAAGAAACTAGTTGAGAATAAAAAGATACCTCACTTTAATGCTGATGAGATTAGAAAGTTATTTGAAGATTGGGATTTTACAGAAACAGGTCGTAGACGACAAGCTAACCGTATGATGACTATGTGTGATCTTGCAGTGAATCATGTTGTTGTAGACTTTGTTTGTCCATTTGAATCTTATAGATCTTTTTATGATTTAAAAATTTGGATGAATACAATTGATAAAGGAAGATTTGAAGATACAAATAAAGTATTTGAAAAACCTAAAAAAGTAGACTTTGAGATAAAAGATTTTAATTACGATAACATAATAAAGGAGATACATGGACTACTCTAAACCAACAGCACAGATGCTTGGACGTTGGCAGCCATTTCACGATGGTCATTTAGCTTTATTTAAAGAGATATTAAAGAAGACTGGCCAAGTTTGTATTATGGTTAGAGATCAAGTTACTACAAAAGATAATCCATTCGTATTTGATGAAATCAAACAACGAATCGAGGAAAAACTTAAAGACTACACAGGTCAATTTGAAGTTATAAAAGTTCCTAATATTACAAACATTTGTTATGGTAGAGGTGTTGGTTATAAGATAGAAGAAATTGTATTACCAAAAGAAATACAAGAAATATCTGCTACTAAAATTAGAAAAGAAATGGGGTTATGAACTTTAACTTTACATTCCTTGGACAATCTATTCTACGATATGAAACTCCTTTAGATATATTTCATGCAATCAATCAAACGTATGAACAAAAATTTAATACTTTAGAGCCAGCCAATAAACAATTGGTTGGTAAAATTAAAGATGAACATTCTCTATTTTATGATGGAGAAGATGAATCTAAAATGAAAAGACATAATGAATTACCTAAAAATGTTTTAGATTGGTTTATGGGTATGTTTACTCACTATTTAGAATTCAATCATATTAGACAATATCAAAATCATTTAAATTCAATCTGGGTAAATGAAATGAAAGCTCATGAATATAATCCGGTACACGTGCACCAAGGTAATTTGTTTACAGGTTTATCTTCAGTTATGATTTTAAAATTACCAAATACTTATGGTGTAGAATATTCAGCAGAACAAGCTCCACAAAATGGAAAACTACAAATACTAGGTGCAGCTAATGGTCAATTTGCTAAAGTTGATTATGAACCTCCTATGAAACTCCGAGACTTCTATGTATTTCCTTATGATATGAGACATTGTGTATATCCATTCAATGGAACAAATGATACTAGACGAACATTAGCCGCTAACTGTGATGTATTATATAATCCAATAATAAATAGAGGAGCACAATGATAACAGAACCACGTTGGAAATCATTAATTGTTGAAACAACTAGTCCAATATTTACACCAGAACAATGTCAGTTAATTATTAATGCAGGTAGATCTGAACCTGTTCAGATGGGAGAAGTAGGTGGTGGTGCAAATGGAACAGTGGATACTAAAACTAGAACATCACACATTAGTTGGATACCTTTTAATAAAATACCTGAAATGTATAAGACATTAGAAACTATTATGAGAAAAACAAATGGTAATCACTTTGGTTTTGAAGGAATGCAAATTACAGAACCTGCTCAATATACAGAATATCCAGCAGGTGGATTTTATGATTGGCATATAGATTCAGATGTTAATTGTGTAAATGAACCTCCAGTTCGTAAAATTTCTATGACATGTTTATTATCACATGAATCAGAATTTGAAGGTGGAGGACTTGAATTAATGTCAGATGGTAAGATTGCAAGACCTAAACAAGGGCAAGCTATATTTTTTGCAAGTTATATTAGACACAGAGTAATACCAATAACTAAAGGTACAAGAAAATCACTTGTTATGTGGTTTGGTGGTACTCCATTTAAATAATGAATAGAGAATTATATTTTGCAACACCTATATATGTTAAAGACGTTGGATCTCAAGAATTCAATAATCAATTAGAACAAAACATTGTAAATTGGTCTAAACAAGATAAAGGTGAAGTTAGAACTAATGTGAATGGTTGGCATAGTACAACAGATATGCATACTAAATCTGAATATAAAATGTTAGTTGATTTATTATATGAAGCACAAGCATTTATTTATAAAGATGAACTATTAGACAATGAACCATATCTTGGAAATATGTGGGCCAATATCAATCCACCTGGTGGATATAATAGACCACACACTCATCCTAATTCATTATGGTCTGGAGTGTATTATGTTAAAGCACCTATTAATAGTGGTCATTTAAAAATTGAAGATCCTAAACCTTGTAATTTAATATCTAGACCTAAAAGAAAACAAGGAGAATTACCTATGCATCTATGGAATGAAGTACATTTTCAACCTGTTGCAGGACGCTTGATTATGTTTCCATCATGGTTAAATCATTGTGTTGATTCAAATCAATCTAATGATATAAGGATATCAGTATCGTTTAATTTTTTACAGAGAGGAATGTTCGTATGAGTTTCGCCCAGAATAAATACCAAGTAATTAAAAAAGCAGTTCCATATGAACTTGCTAATTTTATATTTAACTATTTTTTACTTAAAAGAGATGCTGTTAACTATATGTATAAAAATAATCTAATAGCAGAAAATGGAATGTTTGGTACTTGGAAAGATGCACAAGTTCCAAACGTATATTCTCACTATGCAGACTTTGTTATGGAAACATTATTAATGAAAGTAATGCCAATAATGAAAAAAGAAACTAATTTAGATTTAATACCCACGTACTCGTACGCGCGCGTGTACGAGAAAGGATCTATTTTAAAAAGACATAAAGATAGACCATCTTGTGAGATATCTACTACATTAAATCTTGGAGGAGATCCTTGGGCCATCTATTTAGAAGGAATTAAAGTGGATCTAGAACCAGGTGATATGTTAGTATATTCTGGTTGTGAATTAGAACATTGGAGAGACGAGTTTACTGGTAATATTTGTGCTCAAGTTTTCTTACATTATAATCATGTAAATGGTCAATTTAAAGATAATAATTTATACGATAAACGACCACTTCTGGGACTACCACCATTTACTAAACAATAGTATAATAGGCATTAAATTATGCCATTAAAAAAGATACCACTACCTCCAGGTTTTGATAAAAATGATACTGCATCGCAAGCAGAGGGACGCTGGATTGATGGAGATAATATACGCTTTCAATACGGATCTCCTGAAAAGATAGGTGGGTGGAGACAAATTAGTTCAGATATAATAGTTGGCGCAGCTAGAGATATTCATTCTTTTATTGATTTAACTGGTAGACGTTATGAGATTATTGGTACTAACAAAGTTTTATATGCTCTCTTTGCTGATGAATTTTATGACATTACTCCGTTAGGAACAGCCCTAACAAGTTGTACTTATACATCAACTACAGGATCTACAACAGTTACAATTAATAAAACAGCTCACGGTTTAAATCCTGGAGATTTAATAAAGTTTTCAAGTGTAACAACACCAGGCGGTCCTACAACAAGTTTTACATCTGCAAATTTTACAACTAATACTTTTGAAGTAAAAACAGTTCCAACAACAGGAACTTTTACTATTACTATGCCTGTAACTGAAACAGGTACTGGAGTTACTGCAGGTGGAACAATAACAACTAATCCTTATGTTATTGTAGGTCCTGCTATTTCAACTTTTGGTTATGGATGGGGAGCTGGATTGTGGGGTAAAGGTAAATGGAATGAGCCTAGAACTACTTCAAACACAGATATTAATGCAGGATCGTGGTCTTTAGATAACTTTGGAGAGATATTAATAGCAACCATTTCAGGAGGTGCTACTTTTGAATGGGATCCTAATGCAGGAGCAGGAGTTAATACACGTGCAACTATTATAGCAGGTAATCCTACTAAAACAGTTTTAACAAGAGTATCGGATAGAGATAGACACTTAGTTCATTTTGGAACTGAAACAACTATTGGTACAGTTGCCACATTTGATCCAATGTTTATAAGATTTTCTGATCAAGAAGATATAGAAATTTATGAACCAACTTCTACTAACACTGCTGGTACATTTAGATTAGATAATGGTAGTAGAATTATTACTGCTGTAAAAGGTAAAGATTATATGTTAGTTTTAACTGATCAGGCTGCATATACAATGCAATTTGTAGGTCCACCTTTTACATTTAGTATTAGACAGGTTGGCTCTAATTGTGGCTGTATTGGTCAACATGCAGCAGTGTTTGTTAATGGAGCTGTATTCTGGATGGGTGATTCTGGTAACTTCTTTGTATTTGATGGTACAGTAAAGACATTACCTTGTTCTGTAGAAGATTTTGTATTTACTACACAAGGAGATAACTTAGGTATAAATTTTGTACAAGGAGATACAGTATTTGCTGGACACAATAGCTTATATACAGAGATTAATTGGTTCTATTCAAAAGCAAATTCAAATCAAACAGATAGAGTGGTTACTTATAACTATGGAGAACAATCTTGGTCTACCGGCACTCTTGCAAGAACAACCTATGAAGATGCGGTTGTGTTTGAAAAACCAACAGCGACAAAATTTGAACCAACTAAAACACCTACTATTCCTACTATCAATGGAGTAAGTGTTGGTGGTAGTTATGTTTTTGCACATGAAGTTGGAGTTAATGAAGTATTAAATTTAACAAGTACAAGCACTACAAGCTTTGTTATATCTTCATTTATTAAATCAGGAGACTTTGATCTTGATATAGAGGGAGATGGTGAATACTTTATTAAGATTAGAAGATTTATACCCGACTTTAAATATTTAGAAGGTAATGCTAAAGTAACCTTATTCTTTAGAGCTTATCCCGCAGATACAACCACGGCTTTAGGTTTAATAACTGTTGGCCCATTTACAATATCTTCAACTACAGATAAAATAGATACGCGCGCGCGAGGGAGACTTGCAGCTATTAAAATTGAAAACGATGCATTAAACGATAACTGGCGTTATGGAGTATTTAGACTTGATATACAACCAGACGGTAGAGGCGGAAGTGGACCACAAACATAATGGCAAAAATTAATATAGTAATACCAGAACCACAAGAACCTTATACGGTTAATAACTTTAGACAAATTAATCAAGCATTAGAAACTTTACAAAATCAATTAAACACAAGTTTTAACGAGGAAATTCAAGAAGACTTACAAACTTTAAGTTGGTTTTTAATAGGAACAGGTAAAAGAATTACTCAAGTAAATCCTTCAAACGGAGCTCTAATTATAGGAACTCAACTAGCTACAAGTATAGCATTAGTTACAATAGTAACCACATGACAATAGTTTATAAAGTACAAGGATATGATTTAACTACATCAACACTTACAACAGTGTTAACAATTGATGCGTCATCAAGAGCGATAGTTAAAGAAATAACTGTGGCTAACGATACAGTTTCGTCTACGGAAGTTAATCTTTATGTACGAGACAGCTCTACTTCAACTGAATATAAGTTTTTTCATGTTTTTGTTCCAGCTAACAATACAGAATACGCTGTTAATAATACACTGATTTTAGAAGAAGGAGATAGTTTAAAATTTCAATCGGCAACTGGAAATGCCTTGTCTGGACAAATATCATATGCTTTGATAAATAGATCTCAACAAAATGGCTAGAAAAGTAAGTAATGGATCAGGTTCTTTTATTAAGTATACTAATAAAAAAAGACCTGGAAGACATTGTAAAAAACCTAATAAAAGAAAAGATCGTAAAGAATATCGTGGACAAGGTAGAGGTTAATAATATATAATAAACTGTTATGAAAACTACAATAATTGATGGAGTAGAAGTTCCTGTATTACCAGCTAAGTCTGAAGAAATAATTAAAAATAAAATTACTGGAGAAGTATATAACTCTATTGCTGAGTTTAATGCTGATGTAGCAAATCCTAATACACCAACACAAGCAGAACATTTACAACAAGATTTAAAAATTACAGTTGCATCTTTACAGGTATTTGGTAAAACCAAGGAATGAAACCCTACGGCGGCACCGAAATTCAATTAGAGTATTTACATAAATACGTAGATAAAGATTTACTTAATAAAGTTCAAATAACAACATCAGTTCCAGAAAAAACTCCAATAGATCCAACTAAAATAAATGTACTTTGGGTACATAATAGTTATGATCAACCTAATTTATATCCTTGGTTTAAAAATAAACTTAATCATAGAAAATATGATTGGTATGTATTTAATTCACATTGGACCTATGAAAAATATAGATTAATGTTTGATATACCTACGGATATCTCATTAGTTATTAAAAATGGTTTTGATGATGATTTAATAGTAAAATCTAAATTTAAACCTAAAGAAAAATTAAAGCTTATTTATACTTCAACTCCATGGCGTGGATTAGATGTTTTATTAAAGGCTATGGAACAAATTAAAACGGATAAAGTTGAATTAGATATTTATTCAAGTACGCAGATATATGGAGACGCATTTAAAAAAGTTAATGATGACCAATTTATTAAATTGTATGATAAAGCAAAATCATTAAAGTATGTAAACTATAATGGGTATATTGATCATAAAGAATTAATGAAAGTGCTACATACTTATGATTGTTATGTGCACCCATCAACATTTGAAGAAACCTTTTGTTTAGCTGCTATGGAATCATTAGCCGCGGGACTTGTTGCAATGACCACGGACCTCGGTGCTCTATATGAAACATGCGCAGAGTTTCCAATATACGTCCCTTATTTGAAAGATAAAGAAGCTTTAGCTAAACAGTTTGCAGAAGCTATAGATGTACTACCAGATTTAATTTCTAATGTTGATGAAAATAGAATGAAATTTCAAATGCAGTACTATAGACAATATTATCATTGGAATGTAATAAAGACATATTGGGAGAGATTTTTAAATGGTATCTAAAACACCTATTAGTATATTTGTAGCAACACCTGTTCATTCAGACGTATCCATACATTATTTTAAAGCTTGTTTAGAATTTCAAAAAGAATGTTTTGTTAGAAAAATTCCTGTGATGTTTCAAGTTATGAAAA